ACATAGATGCTAATACTCAATTACTTACTGGTAAAAAATGGAATCGTTTTAAGCAAACGTATTTAGAATGGCAAAATATATCTTTTGAAACTATTGTTGATGCTGCAGGTAATCCTAGATATCAAAATACACATTTGCAAATAATACAATATGCAAGATCTAAATTAATATCTATAGAAGATGCTGCTGTTGAGTTACAAAAACATCATGACATAGATGTAGATTCTACAATACAATTACAAACAGATTTAAAATCATTCAAAGAAGGAACTAATATGGTTGAATTCTATGACATGATTAACAAGTTTGTCGAGGAAGATCGATGTCCTCCACTCGATGTCATCTTTCTCGATGAAGCCCAAGACTTAAGTCCTCATCAATGGCAATGTTTTGATTATATAAAATCAAAATGTAAACGAGCATATATGGCTGGTGATGATGACCAAACTATTTATGGGTTTCAAGGAGCTGACCCTAATTGTTTTATGGAACAAGAAGGTGAACGAGATGACCAAGAAGTATCGCGTCGTGTACCTAAAAGCGTGCATCGAGAAGCTATTAAAATATTAAATCAACTAACAACTAGAATAGATAAAAAATGGACACCACGAGATGCAGAAGGGATGGTTTATCCTAATTATACATTAGATGAAATAGATTTTTCTAAAGGTAACTGGATGATATTAGCCAGAACTAATAAATTATTGTTAAATATATCAGAACATTTTTATTCTTTAGGTGTAAGATTTACAGGGAAAACAAATAAATATTTACCTAATTCTATATTAGAAGCGTATCAGGTTTGGACCAGATTAAATCAAGGAGCATTTGTATCAGGAGAAGAAGCACAAACAGTTTATCAATATCTTTTGGTAAAGAAAGGTCATGTAGCTAGAGGTTTTTCTGATGGTAGAAGTTTACAAAATGAAACTAGTGTAGACTTAGACAAACTAAAAACACATCATGGTTTATTAATAAAAGGTGATTGGAAACAATTACATTTTCCAAATGATACAAAAGATTATATGCAAACATTATTAGAAAGAGGAGATACATTAATGGAAAAATCAAAAATACAATTATTAACATTACATGGATCTAAAGGTAAAGAATGTGAAAACGTTTGTTTGTTTACTGATTATGGAACAGAAGGACAAGATGAATTTATTTATCGTAGTGCATATGAAAGTCCAGATGCAGAACATAGATTATTTTTTGTAGGAACTACAAGAGCAAAAGAAAATTTACATGTAATGCAACCTAACTCAGATTATTATTATACAATAGGAGAACCAATAGTATGACAAAACCATACGACAAACAAATCGGAGGATCACATTATCAAAAATATAAAATACAGCCAAGTAAGTTTGTAATAGAGAATAAGTTGCTCTATCCAGAAGGGTGTGCTATAAAATATATTATTAGACATGCAGACAAGGGAAAGAAACAAGATTTATTAAAAGCAATTCACTTTATAGAAATGATTATTGAAAGGGACTATAAATAATGTTTGAAGCGCAGACTGAATGGATAAGCCCGGAGTCATTCCCGGATTTAAAAAACGAAAAATATATAGCAATTGATTTAGAAACAAGAGACCCAGGATTAAAATCTAAAGGTTCTGGTGCATTAATTGGTGAAGGAGAAATTGTAGGAATAGCTGTGGCTGTAGAAGGATGGTCTGGTTATTATTCTTTTGGCCACAAAGAAGGAAACTTTTTTGATGAAACCGTGGTTATGCGTTGGATAAAAGAAGTTTGTGCACTACCTAATGTAAAATTATTTCATAATGCAATGTATGATGTATGTTGGTTAAGAGCTTACGGTGTGCAAATAAATGGCTATATTGTTGACACAATGGTCATGGCATCACTAGTAGATGAAAATAGATTTCATTATTCACTAAACAGTTTGTCTATAGATTATCTTGGTAAAGTTAAAGATGAAACAGCGTTAAGAGCTGCAGCAGATAAAGCTGGTATAGATGCAAAGTCTGAAATGTGGAAATTACCTGCAATGTATGTAGGAACATATGCAGAAAAAGATGCAGAATTAACTTTAACTTTGTTTAAAAAATTATCAAAAGAAATTAAATCACAAGATCTTACAAAAGTATTTGACCTTGAAACACAGTTGTTTCCATGTTTAATTGATATGAAATTTAAGGGAGTACGCGTAGACGTTGAAGCTGCTCATAAATTAAAGAAACAGCTAGCATCACAAGAAGAAAAATTACTCCTAGAAGTAAAAAAAGAAACAGGAATAGAGCCTCAAATATGGGCAGCAAGATCGATTGCCAAAGTTTTTGACAAGCTAAATTTATCTTATGTACGAACTGAGAAAACAAAAGCACCTTCCTTTACTAAAAATTTTTTACAAGAACATAAAAATCCTGTAGTGCAAAGAATAGCAAAAGCTAGAGAAATAAACAAGGCTCATACTACATTTATTGATACAATTATTAAGTATCAATACAAAGGTAGAATACATGCAGATATTAATCCTATTAGAGGTGACAGTGGGGGAACTGTAACCGGTAGATTTTCATACTCAAATCCAAACCTTCAGCAAATTCCAGCGAGGAACAAGCAGCTAGGGCCAATGATACGATCTTTGTTTATACCAG